TTATCCCTTATGTCTATAAGTTGTTGGACAGGGTCGGCAGCCATAAATGTATCTCCTGCTCAATAAATGACGAAAAAAAAGGCTGGCCCCCTCAGGAGCCAGCCCACCGTAGAGAAACTATGTAGATACTAGACTTTGGTCACTTCATGCCGATTAGTTGTGCTCAAAACACCTGTAAATTTATTATATAGCTCACAAGCATGCTCAGCACTATCAGCCTGAATTTCCATAGAAGGTAGATACGGAAGACTTACCCTATATTTACCACTCACCGTTGAAAAAGTGTCGGGATTCACCTTTTCAAAAGTTTCCGTATCAAAACCCTCTGCGTCTAAATCAGGATTCTTCTTTTTTGCCATTTTTGCTCCTTACCTTATAGTAGTTTATTTTCTCGCAAAATTACCAAAATACTTTTTAGCAGCTCGTCTGTAAACTAAACATGCGTATATGTAATTTTTGTAATATCCTAATTGTTTTTGTTTTTTTTCAACTGTTATGATGACTTTATACATGATATCACCATTAGCGCATTTATAAATATGAACTCCCTTATGCCCTGATTTATTATCGTTTCTAGTTTTTCTATTTTGAGCACTAGTAATTTCTGTGGATAATCTTAAATTTTGTATTCTATTATCTTTTCTGTCACCATTTATATGGTCTATTTCTAAATCTAATGGGTCTACTCCATGATGCATGTAGTAGGCTAATCTATGAGCACCATATTTCATTATTACTATATAACCTGAATGATGTAAACAACCAGCCGTCATTCCAACCTGCGAATACTGATTTCTATATATTTTCCATTTAAAAATACCAGTATCCGGATTATAATCTAAAATGCTGGTTAAATAATCGTGATTAGGCATGGGCTTGTGTTGCATGACTTCCTCCTTGTAATTATACAGCTACCTTGTTTTTTTGATAATAATCCTTCTGTTTTGCCAACAACTTTTCCCTATGCTTTTCATAATACTTCATATTTTTAATCGTCTTTTTTTGTTTCTTCAATTCATACTTTTGCTGATCATTCAATGCAACATATCCAAACTGATGCTCCATGCTTTTACGCCAACAACATGCTTCAAAAAAGTCTGCAAAACACTTTTGATAACGCTTTTTGTCTTTATCAACAATGTAGCATTGATAAATTTTGCGTTTGCCATCATGGCGAACACCAGTCAAACCATGCTTAGGCTGCCGAATAACATTGCGAAAATTCATAAAACCTCCGTGTTAAATTAAATCCAATTCTTTACCAAATTTCCAAGCTGATAAATAAACATCCATGAGATTTTCATTTTCCCAATCGATTTGATCAATAAATTTTTGAACTTTTTTAAATTTATTTTTATTCATTTTAGGACTTTCTGAAAAAGAATCAAAAAGCCTTTCTAAATTTCTGACTTGTAAATCAAACATTGCTTGCATGAGAACTTCTTCTGGATTTGTAGCCATAAATCCTCCATGTAAAAAGCACAACCCCCCATACTCTATCAGGAGTCCGGGGGGCTGTCAAGAACCTTCGGGAGAAAGGTTAGATTGATATCATTAGCTAACTACGCCTAACGCAACCTTTCTTGGGTCATAAACACCACAAGAAGACATGAGAACTGCTCTACATGTCATCAAAACATCATTAGTGATATTATATGTTGAAGGTTGTGGTAATGTGTCTAGAGTCAATGGGCGCAGCAGCCGGTTAACGAAAGCCCCGGCTATATTGCCAAAAAGCATGAAGTTAGCTGTATCAGAATATGACATGCCGTTGTTTTGGAGGACACGGCTTGTGTATATATCGGAAAGAATCTCATACTCACCAGAATCTAAAGGATTACGGCTAAAAGTATTGAATCTATCGCCTGATGGATTATAATCGCCATAACGAACTTGGTCGGCATTAATAATCGCACGCACTTTATAGAGCGACTGAGGCACTACAAGAATTTGCTTTCTATCAAGCAACTCGATGGGTTGGCCAGAATATGGGTCAACCTGATTGAGAATAATCTGCTCAAGCTGATTAATTGATTGAAGTGAATCAATGCTAAAGCCAGTTACTTTATTCACAAAGGGGGCATTCGGAGTAGATGCTGTGTAATAAGTTTGCAACGAAGTCTGGTTGAAGATGTAATTTTGTGCATACCCGAGCACAGTATTCAAAATGTTGTAGGTCTCATTGAGCTTGACCATTTGGCCAATCATCTGAGCCTGCTTAATGATCTGAGCGGTCTTATCTCCTACAATGGATTCATAAGATAGATTTAGTAGACTACCCCACTTGAAAATTCTGGGCAAGGTCACCGACTGTGTTGCAACCAAGTTAGCAGGAAAAGTTTCATTTTCAATTACTTCCTCGCCAATGTTCTGGGGGGAAGAGATGTAGGCGGTGACTTCTGGCCCAAGGTTTTGGTTGGTCACGCCAATGGTGGTGCATAGGTCATTAGCTACAGTTTTCTGTAGGTTATAAGCATCCTTGATAATGCTTAGTAGAAGCTGACCGGACACACCAACAGCAGCAGCGTTGGATAGCGATACAGCTTCAGGACCTTCTAGGATACGACGTGTCTGGAATTTTTCAGCCCAGTCGTGTCCGTGAAAAGCCTCGAAAAGCCTTCTGACAGACCAGCTATGTGTCGGGTCAAACTTCTTTTCGGTAATAGCGTCGGATAGGGCATTTAGTGTTGCGTCCCTTCCGCTGCTCTCATAAATAGACTTTAGTTTATATTCAAAACTCATTGTTCATTCTCCTTGTAGATTAACGAGCGAAAGGCACTGTAGAAGGTAGCAGGCGGAACATAGCGGTTGTCAAGCTGGTACCAGCCTCAACAACAACACCTATGGCTAGAGCCTGAGAAGCTACTTTCGCAACAACCTGTGAAAGTAGGGCATTAGAAGATGGGTTCTTAGCAAGACCTACAAAGTCACCAACTTTTAGGGTAGTAGCGGACTGTAGGGGTGCTGAATAGGTGCCACTGGTGGACACGCCGATTACGCCAGCAAGGCTATTGCCATAAACTTGGTCGGTGCCAGCAGCTTTATACTGGTAGCAATGGCCCAAGAATGCTGTGGCAAAATCGGTCTGTGTAGTGGCAAGGTCGGTATTCCAAGTAAAGCTAGCGCCGGGGACAGCCTCACCAGAGGCGTTTAGTGCGCAAACATCGCCGATATTATACAGATCTGCGGTGATGCAAGGCACTGTGATCGGGCTATTCTCTTCACGAATATATAAGCAATTTTGAACTGCCATTATTTAGCTCCTTAACTTTTTAACTAGTTCATCAACCGTCAATTCCTTGTGGCCTGAGGCAACCTCAGCACTGAAACTAACAGGGTTTTTACGGGTAAAGGATACACTCTTTCTATCTTCGCAAAGAGCTTTCCATTTTGTTTCGGGCACAGAGGCTAACACATCGATGAATGCCTCGGTGACCAACTTCTTATCAAGTCCTGCATCGGCGCAAAATGCAACGATTTTTTCTTGCAGCTTGACTTGTTTTTCTTTAGTTCTGTATAGATCCAACTCTTCCATGAGTAGTTTCAAACCTACATCTACTGATTTGCGAACAGATTCCTCAGCCTTCTTTTTCTCATCGGCTGGGTCCTTTTCCTCATGTTTCTTATCGTCGTCCTTGTCCTTTTCCTCATGCTTTTTATCATCGTCTTTATCATCTTTAGATTCATCGACGGGAATAGCATCGGATGCGGCTTCTTCCTTCTTTTTTGTTTCCTCATGCTTTTTGAAAAGGCCCATAACATTCTTGCACTTTTCTTCATGGGATAGGCTGCCACCTATGATGGAGCCTACGGCCTCCATCATATCTTTATCATAATCCTCACTAACATGGGGCAGATTCTTGTCATCGGCCATGGCTTCAGGCACATAGACCTTTTTGCCGGGCATGACAAGTTCTGCTTCGGTATTCTTTTTCATTACTGACTCCAAAATACGGGTGTAACTTTCAAAAATGTTTTTATTAGTAGCGGCTGTTGCGACTAGATCAGCGCTTTCCAGTTCTACTATCTCTTGCACTAACTCAGTCCCATCCCTTTCCATTTTGGTCTTGCATATGGCTGCATGACTAATGCCTAGGGCATCGGGCTGATTATCGACAAAATACTTAAATGCGGGGGCATATGGATGTGCTGGGTTGTAAACCATATCGCCATAAATGCCATTTTCTTCCAGTCTAACATTGACTATCTGTCCAAACCTATCCATAACGCTTCTATGTTCGTATGGTTTGTGGTCAAGATTTACTGGACAGCCCTCATACTTTTGCAGGGCTGCTCTCATAGTTTCTAGGGGATATACCCTACCGTTTTTGCTATAAATGCCTAAAACCTTAACGTTTTTAACAACGTTGTCTTGGATTTCAGCGCCTTCAAGCAAGTCTACGGCTTCAGTAATTGTTTTATTTTTTCTCATAACCTATATGTAATATGACATTATTCAAAATTATTTCTAAAATCCTGAATTATACTATCAAAATAATCCCCTGTTATTTTCATTTGTTTTAAAATTTCTGTTTTCTTGTAATTTTGAAACACCAACGTTAATATCTGAGTTTCAATCATGTTATATTTGTTCATAATATGGTCGTATAAAAGTAAAATAAATTCCTCGTTGTTATGTTTGGTATCCTTTATCTTTTCCGAATTATCAATCAACATTATCTTTTTGTTATGTTGTAGATTCTTGGTTCCCAACAAACTTCTATATATTCTGCCAAAAACATAGCGTTGAGCAAAAGCCCCTAATGAAACACCTTTAGACGGGTCATACCTATGGTATGCCATCATCATGCCATGCCAGCCTTCCTGTATGCAATCTTCCAGTTCAACTTGTTGATTCATGCTGTGAAAATAGCTGGCTATATTTTTAACTAAAGGTGCGTATTTTAGAATATCGTCAGGGTGCTTTGTCGGGCTTAGGTTCTTTTGCTGTTTTGCCTTGGGGTTTTCTTGGCTTTTTTGGGCCGATTTCGACATTGGTTTGTTTTGGCGCATCTGCCTCCAAGGTTGGTTCTGTAAATAGTTCATTGATAATCGCATCATCTAATACGGGATGATACTGTTTCATTAGTTTTTTACCAGCCTCTGGTGAAACTCCAACAGCCTTTATAGCAGCTACACTTTTCAAAATGTTTTCTAATCCATCATCATCCATCTTTTGTTTCTTTTGTTGGTCATATTCCATGCCTTGTTCGCTGGCTATGGTATTAGCACTCTTAATTCCTAGATCATAGAAAATCTGGTTGGCTTGTGCTTCTTGTAAAATATCTCTGGTCACAAGGCTTGGTCCCTGTGGGACTATTCTCAATTCAGTCAATGCGTTGCTTGGTAAAAGCCCTCTTTCAACAGCATGGACAAGTTGTTTCCACATAAGACTCTGGTGAGGCTTAGTTCTGCTGCTGGCGAAAAATTCACCCAGACGCTTTTGCCAACGAGCAAAAGTTCTATAAGAAGGACTTTCCTGCACGATATGGGCACTGTAGGAACCACCTTCTAGCTTCTGTGTCAAGTGCGTCTCACTAATACCAAAATGGCTGGCAATAGCCCTAAGGTTGCACATAAGGGTAATCTCAGAATCAACAGCTCCTGTATCGACAGCTGGGAACTCATATTCAATGTTTTGACTGCTTGTCAACACACTGCTGTTGGGAAGCTGTTCGAGATTCAATGTATTCATTCCCGGGCTTGGGTTAGTCACCTGAATGTTAGTAGTTTTTTCCAGTAAAGCCTTAACGCCCTCAGGTGGTGCTTGTTGCACCTTTCTAATTAATGCAACTTTAGATCTTGCTATAGTCAAACTAATCATCGCATTCAATATTTGTTCGGCATTGATAAAGTTTTGCGTTACTTGGAATGTATAAGGAAGGCCACGTTTGTTATTTGAATAGGTCATAACCTTATCATAATTTACTTCCTCAGCTGGTATAAGTTCAGGTATAAGGTTTGCATAAGGCTGAGTGACTATCCAATAACCGACAATATCATGCAAATCCTCATGTTTGCATTGAATGCCGAAAGATATATCAGGGTCGTTGCTATCGCTTGGGGGTAAAATAAGGTCATTTTCAACCCATCTGACCGTTAATAATCCATCTTCATCTGGGAATATACGGCAGCAAGCTTCACCTTCCACTAAAAGCCTGTAAATGTATTCAAGCTCCATAGCTTGTATGTTATTCTTTTCGCAAAACAAGTCGATAACATTTTGTGCTTGATCGATTAATTTTTGCGGTGTCTTATCGTTGTTTCCTGTAATTTTATATTTAAATCCTTCTCCCACAACGAAGTTTTTGAATATATTGACAACGGCTACGCACCACTCGTTGTAGGCATAAAGCCATCTCGAACGTTCACGCACTTGCTTTAGCTGATAGGTAGTAAGATAAACTTGGCGAAAATTGCCAGAGCCATTTGTATACTGTTGCCCTGTTGAATAGGGATTGACCCCAGTTGCCCCCATGTATCCATACGGCCAATATCCGTTATTGAATGCATCGACTGACCATGGATTGAAGTCTAAACCAGTTGCATTATACAACTGGTTGCCGGGAATTACGATGCTTTCATGTGTTTTTTTCTTGGCCATAATTATTACCTACCTAGTGTATAAATGACTGGAAAGCATACTCACACCGTTTTCTAGCTATGTCGGCATACTCGGCTTCTTTTTCAATTCCTATAAAATTAAATCCTTCCAAAATAGCACCTTTACCAGTAGAACCAGACCCACAAAATGGGTCCAGTATTATGCCATCTTTTGGTGTGACAAGTCGGCATAAATACTGCATTAAGCTGGTTGGTTTAACTGTCGGGTGATGGTTGCCATGTTTAGCTAAGCCAGCTATAGGCAAGGCTTGTGAATCATCTTTTCTAGATTGATCACGTCTTTTCTTTTCTACATCAACTAACCCCTCATCCCTGTCTTTTGGACTGGCCTTGGCACAGTAGAAAAATCTGGCTGCACTATTTGGAAACTCAATCATACCATCATGTATTAAGTTGGCTGGATATCGACCTTTGTCAAGATTTACTATTTCATTTGTTTTTTGATAATAATTAGTTGCATTCCGAATTAGTTCTTCATCACTCAATAAAGCTTTGGTTCCACCAGTTTCACCAACCCTACAAGCATCAATATTAATGGCACCTGTTCCATGTTCCATAACATTTTGTGCAACAGTTCCCTCAACAGGTTTTCTGGCAACTATAATAGGTTCCCAAGCTGGCTTAAGATTTGTGTTCCAGCCATCCCATTGTTTGGCAATATCACTGCTTGGCTTGGTTATATTAACATTTTCTTGTGGCATACCAAAAAAAGACATATTCAAACTATTTCCATTAGGTTTATTTCCAGCAGGCTGTGGATGTTTGCAAACTATTTCTGGTTCATTACCAAGCATTTTATCAATGGTTTTTGATATATTATTACCTTTTGGGAATCCACTTCCATACACCCACATAATGGTGTCTCTTATCTCAAAACCAGCATCTTCGATCTCAACCATAAGTCGATGAAACATTCTTGTTCCACCAAAAGCCAATAGATGTCCCCCGGGCTTTAATACCCTGAATACTTCTTGCCAGTAAATTTTATTAGGCACACCATGGTCCCAGTTTTTGCCCATAAAATTTAGGCCATAAGGTGGGTCCGTGACACAAGAATGAAAATGATTATTGTCAAAAGTTTTCATGCCATTAAGGCAATCGTCATTAATGATATTATACATATATATATAAATTAGTCTTTAGGCTTTAAGTATCTTTCAAACAAAGCCAATCCAACACTAATCCAAAAGAGCAAACTGAGACATATAACATTTAGTTTTATGAATTCTAAGATGATTTCCAAGCTGCGATACCCCATGAATAAAGTGTGTCACCGTCAATAGTCGTTCGCCATTTGCGCTTAAACCTAGCAACAGGGTCTAACTGTTCACCCTTAATGGGACAGTTGTATAAAACACGGTAATCTCTTATACCTCTGGCTAAAACATAGTGATCATCAAGCAAGCATATAACAGGTATTTTGTTTTGAGTGAATTGGCTGAGCAACTTGTTATTAAAATTACCTGCCACAACCATCATGCCTTTTTCTCTGAAAAAACTTTCCAGAGTTCTAACTTGAACACCATCGACAGCATTGGCTAATGATTCGAGGCCTCTATGTCTTAGTTTAAAATAATTCAAAACCATCTCGGCACAAGCTTTTCCGCAGTCGGAATTGCCTTGTTGGAATACAGGCTCAATAGCTAATGTTGTCCAAGGTGTTCTACCCACGTGTAAAATTATCCCATGTTGGTTTATCTAGCTGGCAAGCAAGTCCAAAACTATCTGCAAAATCGGGGCTACGACCCAGACGCTTGATAATTTTTTCCTTACTCTCTAACACTATAAGTGAGTTATTCGTTACAGTAAATTCAGGCATTCTAAGTTCTTGTAGCAATGCTTCTTGTTGATTTTTAGGCAACATGGCTATGCTTAGAGCTTCTTTTCTAGCTAAATCCCTAGCTCTTATCCATATTTCGCTTCTTTTGCCCATGACGTAATTTTCCATATCCTCATCGGCTTTTTTGTTGTTGATGACTTCTATAAAATTATAAATTGCTTGACCGGTGCCTTTTAGATCGATTACGCCACAACCGAGGCCGGAACCATCAATATGGCATGGAATACGATAGGGACTTAGGGCGTTGGTGCTGTATTTATTACATAATTCTTTTAATTTTTCGGCTGTTTGGACTATGGAATAGCCTTTATAATTTTGAACTTCTACTATGTTTGGTCCTCTACGAACCACAAACACAGTGCTGCAAGAACCATAGCGAGCAACATCACAACCAATACTAACCATGTATTCTGGGTCATCGGGAATGGGTTTAAGAAGGTTTGCAAGGTCTTGCTCCGAATATAGTGAAAAGTCTGACTGTAAGGGATATTTACCTCTGATCTGGACGTCAAAAAGCGGATTTTCGCTGATGTAATTCGCCCCCTCAAACATGAAAGCCTTGTCAAGTTCATGTTCTTGCGCAAGTCTACAGTCGAGATCAAGTCTTTCCTTGACGGTCTGATATGATATAGCACCCTCAATAACCTCTCGCTTTTCAACGATGTTTGGGTGGTCAAGTGCCGACATGTTGATAACGTTATACTTGCCAGTTAAAGCCTCCAGATACATAGGAGATGACTTGTTATATGGGTTGCCAATAGCTAGAAAATAGTGGTTCTTTTTGCCGCTTTCAAACATGCTATGAGCACGTTCCCAAAATATCTGGTCAACGCTGGCGCATTCATCAAAAATGATAAGTATACCACCTTTAGAGTGTTTACCCTGAAACGCATCACCAGAGCTTGATGCTATGCCATTCACCCAATGTCCAGCATGTTTGTATAAGCTGTTGGCTTTAGGTGCAAAATCCCTACATTCAGGCAAAATGCGCCTCATCTCCCTAAATATAATTTCAGATATCTGTCTATTGACAGGGGCTGTTATTAAACCGATACCATCTGGGTGAGTCTCGTAAAACCAACAAGCCAAAAGTGCCGCCAGCAAGGATTTACCTACACTGTGGGCACTTTCGACTATGGTTGGCCTGTTTGTTAAGACACTATTTAATACTTTTATCTGGTCACTAGTTAATTGAATACCTCTATATTTAGCGTATTCAACTATGTCACTTGGAACTCGTGTAGTCTTCGTAAGGGTTTTTTTCAATATTGAGGCAGCCTGTGTCAATTGACTGACTTGGCGGAGCAGTTGCTTGCAGCTCATCAATAATACCTTTTAGTTGTTTGACCTGTCGTTGCAACACTTGTAGTTCCCATCTATGCACGGCACCGTTCCAATGGGGACACTTGCGTTCCAACCACCACGCATACCATTTTGCGTCCTTGTCGCCGGCTTGTAGAATTTTGTTGACAGCCATGCTCTCAACTTGTGCTTCTACTTCAATAATTTGCTTTTGGAATTCTTTAAATTCCGGTCGTGGATCTTTCAACCACTTGTATAACAAGGGCTGGGAGATATTAGCTTCCTTGCACGCAGTTTGACGAAAGTTACCTTTCCTCAAACTATTTAGGAACACCGTGATGGTATCAGGTGTAAATTTAGAAACATGTTTCGTCGTCTTCATCGTCTATGTAATCTTCTGCTAAGATGTTTAATTCGTCTTCTTTTTGACGGTCATATATATCGAATAAAATGTTGGCTAAACTTATTGCTGCGTTGCCTTTAATAACTGTGTCGTTGGAATTGTTGATGATGTTTATAAGTGTATCAAGACTTATTTTCATTGCTTCATGTAAGTCTTTGTCTTGAAAATGCATATTAGCCACCAAATACGAATATTGAGATATGGCCCCCAACGTTTGCAGCACCAGAAAGATTTAAGATTAAATCTTCGCCGGCCTGTAAGGTTTTGAATAAACCTATGGGACTACCAATTGCTCCCGCCAAAAAATTACTGGTGGTTGCTATACCACCACTTGCTAAAATAGGCATCGGCCCACTTAAATCATTACTACCACTTTTCCATTTAATAGTGACATTGGCATCACTCAAAAGAGTATAACTAACCACCATATAACACATGTTTGGATACACAGACGCAGCCAAAACTACGTTGTCTCCAGCTGAAGTGGCGGATATTGGAATATAGCGCATCATGATTAATTACCTCTCTTTAATAAATGACATCTATTCGGTTTCTACCCTAAGTTCTAAATTTTTATGCGTTAAATTTTCCAGTGTAAATTTTACATCATCAATGAAAATAGGTTGTTTGACATCATGCACAAAACTTTTAGTTCTACATGCTTCATCTTCAGTTATAACCGCCACAACATTACCTAAAAACTCAGGTATACTTAATCCAAGAGTCAATGGATAAGGTGCTGGATCTTCATTTTCATAAAATACAGCAAGAAAACTTTTAGTTTCCTCATTACATAAAAGTTTTAACCCACTGCTAGTTAAACCTATATCTTTTTCATTCAATAACCATTTCCAACCATTATTATTGGCTGGAATAAACATATTTTTTTGCTTTACAGGTAAGTAAAATACATGACCAAACCAAATATACTTGCTCAAAACATCGTTTATAGTGATGCTTATTTTGTCTTCAAAGACACAGTTTTCACCATACTTTATTTTGTGCGTGAGCATAATATTATATAGTTAAATTTTTGTTAAAATAGTCGTAATTAACGGATGTCTGATTTGGGCTGCCTCTGGCAGCCTAACAATACCTATTCCATCAATATCAACTAACCTATCAACGACCGAAAGTAATCCAGAATCTCTTAAATCTGACTGGGTATGATCCCCTGTCACTATTATTTTTGACCTACGACCCAGTCTGGTCAAAATCAATTTAAGTTGTGAAACGGTGCAGTTTTGTGCTTCATCTATGATGCATGTTGCATAATTAAACGTGCGCCCACGCATGAATCCTATAGGCGCAAACTCCATGTTTTCATCTATTCGTTTTCTATCAGGTGATTCCTTGCCAACAACCTCATCAAGACAGTCAAGTATAGGTATTAAATATGGCAAAAGCTTTTCGTCTGTATTCCCGGGTAAATAACCCATGGCTTCCGTTGTGACCATAGGCCTTGTCAATAAGAATTTACGGGCTTTTTTGGTAAGTATGGCTTGTGCCGCATATGCCGTAGCAACTTGTGTCTTGCCAGTTCCAGCCGCACCAAGCAAAAATGTTATATCATTTTTTTCTATCGTGTCCCAAGCATATTTTTGATGCTCGTTGGCAAAACTAAAATTATATTTTTGTGGTTGTGGAGTATACATGCTTGGCGTCGGTATGGGACTTTCAGCCGTTAGTTTTTTTCTCTTTTTTGACATTATTTCCAATCTCTAGGGCGACTCCATAAATCAGGCATAGTTGTGCTGCTTTCTTTCATCGCCTGTAATTGACTTCTCAAAAATGCAACTACAGCTGGGTCTTGTATGTTGAGTGGAGATTCTTTTTTTCTGCACGAACCATCAGAATATGGTTCTTTCCCGGGAACTGGCTCATATCCTTTCCAACACCTATTTTCTTCCATATTACCTCAAGTTTTTTAGCTTATATATGCAGCGGAAACACTCGGTCATGGCCTCCTCAATGAGGTTTACAGACCATCCATATGTTTCCATGTCTTCGCCAAGCTCACCCTTAACCTTCATCAAAATACCAACATAGTCCATAATGCAATCCACACCGTTGGAAACAGGCTCAGCATGAACAAGTGTAAAATCAATCTCACCATCAAAACCTTGCCATGCCTCTAAAAAGCCATCAAGCCAGTCAAGTATAAAATCATAAAGACTACCTAAAGCTTTATGTTGCGAATACGACTTGGTAGACAGGTGCAACATATGTAGTTGGTCCCTGAATGCAAAGCTTTTCGATGCGAATTCTGATATTTCCATGTCTACCTATAAATGACTTTATTTCCAACCATAACTACTGGAGCCTATGTTTTGTGTAAGGTTCCAATCAGTTGCAACACCAACTTGTATAGGGCTGGAGGAATTAGCTGTATTGTTGTTGCCTAATTCGCCATTTGTATTGGAACCCCAAGTCCATAAAGTGCCATCTGATTTGATAGCTTTTACACAGCCAATACTGTTTGAAACATCAACCCAAGTGCCCGTTATTTGAACAGGGCTACTCTGATTTACTGCTGCATTATTACCTATGGCACCTACCAATCCATAACCCCAAGTCCATAAAGTGTTGTCAGTTTTTAAAGCTGCTACCGTTTCATTAGATACAGCCACTTTAGACCAGTTGCCAGCAATTTGTATAGGACTACTTACATCAACTGTGGAATTATTGCCTAGTGTTCCATTGCTTCCACCACCAGCAATCCATAATTGATTAGCATTAGTGTTCCATAAAACCGTTCTAGCACCTATTGCCATAGATCTTACATCAGTCACCGAGCATTGAACAAAACTACTTGTGCTCACTGTGTTGTTTAAGCCAAACATGCCATTTTCATTTCGTCCAGATAGGAATGCTAAACCTGTTGATGAAACCCATCCGCAACTATCTGTATGATTACTTACTTGCACCGCACTCAATGTTCCTATAGACACTTGAACAGGACTACTACGATTAACTGTATCATTTTGTCCTGATTGGCCATATGCATTCTCACCCCAAGTCCATAAAGTGCCATCATTTTTGCACATTATGCTGCATCCAAACCTTATGTCTTTTACATTACTCAATGCTAACTGTGTAGGAGATGAAACATCAATTATGTTATTCAATCCAAGCTGGCCAGAGGCATTTTGGCCCCAACCTATAACCGTTCCATTATATTGAATGAAACCAGTTGTTGATAATGCTTGGCTGTTAATAACACTAAATGGTGTATAACTTCCTATTTGGATTGGACTTGATAAATCTACTACAGAATTATTGCCTAATTGCCCAACAACATTATCACCCCAAGCAAACAAGGCTAAACTTGTGGGACTAGGGGTTGGTGTTGCTGTTGCAGGAGCTGGTGTCGGTTGTGCTGTAGGGCCGGGGTTTGTCCACTTGCACTGTAAGTAATTACTTACTTGTGTCACTTCGGCTGCACTTAATTCCCTGTTATATACGATAACTTCTAGCAACTTAGTATTGGCTGGCTCGTTTGGATTAGCACCAGCTGCACCAAAACATACTTGACCCCAGTTGCCACTATTGCTCTGGCTGCCATTAGTTCGATCGATGCCATCAACATAATATTTAAGGACATTCCCAGCACTCTTGGTGACTATACCGTTGTGCTTGCCAGTGCCTGATTGATAACCAGAAACTATCGTTGATTCCCAGAATACACCGATAGGAGTAGCTCCACCATATTGATTCAAACTTATAAGACCATTTATACTGGCAGATTGGACTGTTCTATGACTTGGGCTTATACTTGCAAAACAGTCTTCCATAACAACTATCGTGCAAGCACCAGAAAGGCTATAAGCACCATTGGTTGTCATGCCATCACCGTTGGCACCACTAGTATTATCGAACAATACATAAGATCCAGCAACAGTTCCGTCAGAGAACCAAGTAGGTTGCTTAACGGACGTTGCTTGCTGCATGCCAGCCCATGTTGCATTCGTTGTGCTATTGGCCCAGCTTGATACTTGAACACCGTTGGTTGGATTACCACCATTAATTGTGGCTGTATTACTTGCATCAAACCAGCCCACCATGCCAGATGTGACGGGCAATGGAACTGGTGTGCATGTCGCTGTTGGAGTCGGTGTCGGTGTTGTTGTTGCACTTGCACTAGGTGTAGGACTATTTGTCACACTAGGACTTGGACTCGGTGTAGGACTTGGGCTTGCAGTCACTGTCGGACTAGCAGTTACTGTCGGACTTAAGGTAGGAGTAGGAACAGGACTTTCACTAGGACTTGGAGTCGGACTTGCAGTCACTGTCGGACTTAATGTAGGTGTTGGAACAGGACTTGTGCTAGGACTTGGAGTCGGACTAGCAGTCACTGTCGGACTTAAGGTAGGTGTAGGGGTTGCTGCAGCAGGAACTGCCCATACAAAACTACCCTGAGCTAAGCTACCCATAGCTGTTGGGAAACTGATGCACTGGTATCCAGACAAACCACTGGACTGAACCATGCTACTTGCAGCAGCTGTGCCTTCTGGCATACCAAGCAATGCACCAGCACTCCACAAGGCACCTACACTATCAATTGCGTATAAGTTAGCATTGCTGATCTTTATGTCGGTCCATGTTCTACCAGCAGGTGCTGAAACCTGAACAGGACTACTTCTGTTTATAATATTATTTTGTGCTAATTGACCGGATGCATTTGCACCCCATGTCCACAAGGTGCCGTCTTTCTTTAAGCCAGCCATAAATGCTGCACCTGTCAATGCCTTGGACCAATCTGTGCCTAAACCTACCTGACATGGGCTATTTTTTTGCGTGACTACATTTAGGCCTAATTGTCCTGATGTATTCAGGCCCCAAGTCCAAAGCGAACCGTCTTTCTTCACGCCAGCACTAAAGCTTGTGCCAGATGCTAATTGTGCAAAATTAGTGCCCAAAGCACCTATTTGGATCGGTGTAGACTTGCTTATGACTGTATTATCACCAAATTGTCCGTTGGTGTTCACACCCCATGCATATACATCACCATTAGCTCTGAGTGCTAATACATGTGTGCTAGATGGCACCACTGCAATCCAATCGTTGACACTAGTATTGACTTGGACAGGACTACTTCGATCTACTGCAACACCATCACCTATTAGACGGTTTGCCCCATCTCCCCAAGCCCATAGTTTGCCAGTTGCTTGCTTAATAGCGAAGTATGTGTTGCTTGATGCGCCAATAGGTATAGTCGTATTCCACTCATTTGTAGTGCCTACGATTACCATGCT